GTGTACAATATAAGTTTTTACCTGGTTTAGGTTTCTATGGATTAGGTTTGTCACACATGATTGGTGGTTTATCTAAAGCATCAACATCTTTGCTAAGACAATTAATAGACGCAGGAACTCTTAGCAACTTACCTGCTGGATTTAAGGCTAGAGGAATAAGAATTAGAGATGAAGCATCGCCATTACAACCAGGCGAGTTTAGAGATGTAGATGCGCCTGGTGGTGCATTAAGGGATTCTTTAATGCCATTGCCATACAAAGAGCCAAGCAATGTTTTATTCCAACTACTAGGTCTTTTAGTAGAATCTGGCAAAAGATTTGCAGCTATAGCAGATATGAACATAGGTGACAGTAACGCTGCAATGCCTGTAGGAACAACTGTTGCTTTGTTAGAAAAAGGCACTAAAGTAATGAGTGCTATCCACAAAAGATTACATTATTCACAAAAAAATGAATTTCAAATTTTATCAAGAGTATTTCAAGAGTTCTTACCACCAGTGTACCCTTATGAAACAGGTAGTGGCCCAAGAGAAATTAAAATAGAAGATTTTGATAAAAAAGTAGATGTGATACCAGTATCTGACCCTAATATTTTTTCTATGAGTCAAAGGGTAATTATGGCACAGGAGTTATTAACTATGGTTCAATCAAACCCACAGTTACATGGTCCACAAGGCATTTATGAAGCTTACAGAAGAATGTACGCAGCATTGGGAGTTGACAATATAGAGTCTTTATTGATGCCACCAGCAGATAACACACCAAAGCCTGTAGACGCTGGTATTGAAAATAGTGGTTTATTACAAGGCATACCACAACAAGCTTTTCCAGAACAAAATCATGAGGCGCATGTTGCGGCACACAAAAGTTTATTTTTAACACAAGCAGTAATTACTAATCCACAACTACAATCTGTTATCATTGCTCATGTTATGCAACATTTACAATTTATGGCCAATCAAATGGCAGAGCAACAATTGCCGCCTGAGGTACAACAACAAATACAAACTTCTTTAGAACAAGTTTCACAACTAGACCCACAGTCGCAAATGGCCTTACAACAACAAATACAAACTATAATAGAAAGTTTTAGCTCTCCAATATTAGCTCAGCTTTCAAGTGAATTTCTATCCTCCGTACAGCCGCCACAACAAGAAGACCCACTTGTAGCAATTAGGCAACAAGAACTCGGATTGCGTGATAAAGAAATAGAAATTAAAAATCAACAGTTTATGGCAAAAGAAGAGCAAGATGCCATGGAAAGTGCAGCAGAGTTGCAAATACAACAAAACAAAGCAGACCAACAAGCTTCTATAGGTAATGAAAAAAATGATATTGCCAAACAAAGATTGCAACAACAGGCTGAATTAAAATTAATAGACCTACAAGCGAGGATGAATAAATGACAAGCTCAATAAATGAAAAAATAGTAGAACAAATAAAAGCAAAAAAAGCTGAGATGAAAGAACTAGAATCTGTTGCTAATAACGAAATTAAAAGAGCAAGAGATGAAAAAGGACATTATGTAGCTGATGACCCAGATACACCAGATATTAACGAAGCTTGGGAGGGCGGTAAGGCGCCTAAGAAAAAAGCAAAAACTACTGCAAAAAAGAAAACAGTGAAAAAGAAAACAGTTTCTAAGAAAAAAACTACTAAAAAAAAGGAGTAGAAAAATGAAAGCAAAAACTTCCATTACTATAAAAGGTCAAGGAAGCATTGCCTTATCGCAACCACAAAAGGTAAAGGTCGACACAGCACACAAGCCTGGATATGGTAAAGGTAAAAGCAGAGGTAAAGGAGCTGCTTTAAGAGGCAATAATTTCAGTGGCGTATTCTAATTTATGGATATGTATGATTTAATTCATGCAATTCGTAAAGATTTGAATGAGAGAGAGGAACAAATAGTAACCATATTAACGTCAGGAGGCGTTAAAGATATGGAAAACTATCAATTTTTAATGGGCGAAATATCTGCATTATCCTATATTCATGATAAGATAAAAGAACACTTACAAAGCAAAGGAGATGTAGATGACACTTGAGTCACAAAAAATCATTAAAAATAAAACAGAACAAAATAATATAGATTTGGACAAGGCTTTTGTAGATGAGGACAAAAGAGTTTTAGACCCAAGTTTATTAGATAAAAGTATTCTCGAGCGGATGCCACAGCCTACAGGTTGGCGTTTGTTGGTATTACCTTACCGTGGTAAGGGAGTATCAGAGGGTGGTATTCAATTAGTAAAAGAAACCATCGATAGAGAGACCCTAGCGACTGTGGTGGCTTACGTTGTTGCGGTTGGTCCTGATGCTTATGCAGACAAAAAAAGATTTTCGTCTGTGTGGTGTAAGAAGGGCGACTGGATAATGATTGGACGATATGCAGGCTCTAGGTTTAGGTTGGCTGATGAAAGCGAAGTTAGAATAATTAATGACGATGAAGTAATCGCCACAATTTTAAACCCTGATGACATTGTTTCAGTATAAGGAGTAATTATATGAATAACACAAACCAAGATAATCAGGTTCAAGCCGAAGATGAGCTTGTTGTTGACGTTGTAGAACCAACAGAAAACATAAGCGAAACAGAGGCAGTCGAAACCAACTCAGGTGGTGATGATGAACTTGATAAATACACCAGAGGTGTATCAAAAAGAATAAATAAGCTTAACGATAGAATTCGTGCCGCAGAACTAAGAGCTGAAGAGGCCGAATCTAAATATGCAAAAGCATCTAATGAATTATCCTCAGTAAAAAACAGAGCTACAGTTTTAGATAAAAATTATACTGAGGAGTATGAAAATAGAGTTAAGTCACAAAGACAACAAGCTGAAGACTTGTACAGAAAAGCAAGAGAAACTAATGACCCTAATTTAGAGGTAAAAAGCGTAGAGCTGCTTAACAAAGTAACCTTAGAAGAAGAAAGAGTTAGATTAGCTAAAATGCAATTAGAAACTCAACAAGAACAATATTCAACAAATGTTGAACAAAATGTACAAAATACGCCACAACAGGTGTATGATAAACCTAAGCCTGATGCAAAAGCTGTTGAGTGGCAAGAAAAAAATGACTGGTTTCAAAAAGATAGAGTCAAAACTTATACAGCAATGGGTATACATGAGGATTTGTTGACAGAAGGATTTGATGGCAACGAAGACGAATATTACCAAGAATTAGACAAAAGGTTACAAAAGGTTTATCCTGAATTACAGGCAAAGCCTGAAGGCGAGTCAAAAGAAGCAAACTCAACTGTGCAAAGAGTAGCTTCTGCTTCCTCTGGAAGTCGCCAAGGAACACAAGGGAAGAAAAGCGGTATTAAAATTAGTTCTAACCATGCTTCCGTAAAGAGTAACTTAAAGCCTTACGGAATGTCACAAGAAGAGTGGCTAAAAAGAGTAGGTAAAGAAATAGTTAAAATTGAAGGAGCAAAATAATGGATATAGATGCGATTGAAAATACAACACGCCAATCTCGTGATGATGAGCAACACGATAAAAACGCTAGAAGAAAACCATGGCAACCCGCGAGGATGCTAGAAACTCCACCTGCGCCAGAGGGGTACCAATACCGATGGATTAGGTCAGAGTATGTAGGGGTAGAAGATAGAAATAATGTTTCTGCTAGAATGAGAGAAGGATGGGAGTTTGTTCGACAGGACGAAATACCTGACTTTCCTTTACCTACTATCGAGCATGGAAGACACGCAGGAGTCATATCAGTAGGTGGTTTGATATTAGCAAAAATACCAACAGAAACTGTAAAAGAGCGCAACGAACATTACAAACAAAGAAACGTGCAACAGAATGAAGCACTAGATAACACTATGTTTAGTGAGGTTGAAGGCAACAACAGATATGTGAAGTATGATTCTAATAGAAAATCTAACGTATCATTTGGTAAAAAAAGGTAGGATAAATTATGGCGAATAAAGACGCTTCATTTGGTCTAAAGCCTGTAAAAATGATGGGTGGCTCACCCTATTCAGGCGGACAAAGCCGTTATAGAATAGCCGCAAACTACGGAACAAATATTTTTCAAGGCGACTTGGTAATGCAGGTTACTGGCGGTGGTATTGAAATACATGCCGATGGCGGTACTGTTCCAATAGTTGGTGTATTCAATGGCTGTATGTTCACAGACCCAACAACATCAGAGCAAAAATTTAGCAATTATTACCCTGCAAGCACTAATGCTTCAGATATAATTGCTTTCGTACACGATGACCCTAACACGGTTTTCGAAATCCAAGCAGATGACACCTTCCCGGTAGCAGACCTGTTTGGTAATTTTGACATCGTTTATACAAACTCAGGAAGCACCAGCACTGGTATTTCAGGAGCAGAGTTAGATGTCACAACAGGTGCAACTACAACAAACTTGCCTTTAAAGGCAATAGATATTAGCCAAGACCCTGATAATTCAGACGTAGCTTCAGCTAATACAAATGTTTTGGTTGTTATTCAAAATCATATTGCAGGCGTTAAAGGCGCAGGCTTAGCGTAAAGGAGTAATTAGATGGCTATAAGTAGAGCGCAACTAGCGAAAGAACTTGAACCCGGTCTAAATGCACTTTTTGGACTTGAATATGACGAAAACAATGATGAATACGCAGAACTATACTCAATTGAAGACTCTGACAGAGCCTTCGAAGAGGAAGTCTTGGTAGTTGGATTTGGTGCAGCTCCTGTCAAGGAAGAAGGTGCGGGCGTAAGCTTCGACAATGCTTCAGAAGGTTATACTGCAAGATACACACATGAAACTGTGGCTCTTGCTTTCTCTTTAACTGAAGAAGCAATTGAAGACAATTTATATGACCAACTAGGTCGTAGATACACAAAAGCATTGGCTCGTTCAATGCAACATACCAAAGAAGTAAAAGGAGCAAATGTATTAAACAACGCATTTGATTCCAATTTTGCTATTGGTGATGGACAATCATTGGTTTCTACTGCTCACCCGTTAGCGGGTGGTGGTACTGCTCGTAATAGAGCTACAACAATGGCTGACCTAAATGAAACTTCACTAGAAGATAATATAATTGATATATCAACATTTGTTGATGACAGAAACCTAACTATTGCAGTTAGACCTGATAAATTAATAATACCACCTCAACTAACTTTTATTGCGGATAGGTTATTAAATACACCAGGCAGAGTTTCTACATCTGATAATGATATTAACTCAATTAAAAATCAGTCTTCTATACCAAGCGGTTTTAGTGTAAACCACTATCTGAATGACCCTGATGCGTATTTTATACTTACTTCAGTTAATACAGATGGCGAAGGTCTTAAGATGTTCAACAGAGCAGCTATGGAGACCTCAATGGAACCTGAATTTTCAACAGGTAACATAAGGTATAGAGCTAGAGAAAGATATTCATTTGGTGTATCTAACTGGCGTGGAGTGTTTGCTTCACAAGGAGCCTAAGGTTCTTAACCAACAAAGGGAGCTTGTAGCTCCCTTTTTTTTTGCAAAAAACTAATATACAATCATTAGACTAGGATTAATTAACTTGTTCTATTAACTGACCTAGCAGACAAGCCAAGATAATAGAACTTATTTTTCGGGAGAAAAATTATGGCACTAAGTACATTCAGTGGTCCTGTAAAATCATTAGCAGGATTCATTTCGGCAGGTAATGCAAATGTAGTAAGCTTAACAGCAGATACAACACTAACAGTTGCAGCACACTCTGGTAAAATATTAACCTGTAACGATGCAGACGGTAAATTCACTTTACCAAGCATAGTAACAACCGACCCCGGTGATAACACCGACCCTAACCAACTCAATAACCTAGGAGCTACTTTTTTCTTTGTAGTAGAAACAGCAGCTACAGATATGGACATAAAAACAGATGGTACTGATAAATTTGTGGGCGGCTTATACACAGGTAAAGATGACGCTTCAGGTAAAGTATTTATATCTGCATCATCTAATGATGTTATTACTATGAACGGTTCTACAAAGGGTGGACTAGCAGGCAGTATAGTAAAAGTTACTGCAATGGCCTCAGCTAAATATGCTGTAGAAGGCATTATTTTGGGTTCAGGTACTATAGTTACACCATTTGCTGACGCATAATAGGAGTATATTATGGCAGATGCAGTAACTTCACAGACTATACAAGATGGTCAAAAAATGGCTATTTTGAAGTTTACTAATGTATCGGATGGCACAGGCGAAAGCGCAGTAAAAAAAGTAGATGTATCAGCTCTTGAAAAAAATGAAAGAGGTGAAGCATGTACTTCTGTTTCAATAACAAGAATTTACTGGGCGTGTGCAGGTATGGGAGTAAATATAGAGTTTGATGCAACTTCTAATGTACTTGCTATAGGTTTACCAGCAGACAGCACAGGTGATGAGTACTATGACTTGTTTACAGGCATACCTAATAATGCAGGTAGCGGTGTGACAGGTGATATCGACTTTACAACCAAGGGTCATTCTAGTGGCGACACTTACTCTATAATTCTAGTATTGACAAAGAATTATTAGATGAATGGCAAAAGCTAAAGCAAAACCTAGAAAAAAAGCTAAGGCTATCAGAAGAACTATTGGTAAGGGCGGTAATTATCGCCCTACCAAATCTGGTGCAGGCATGACTAAAAAAGGTGTTGCGGCTTATAGAAAGGCTAATCCTGGTTCAAAACTTAAAACAGCAGTGACAGGTAAAGTAAAAAAGGGTAGCAAAGCAGCCAAAAGAAGAAAATCATTTTGCGCTAGGTCTTTAGGACAACTTAAAAAAAGTTCAGCCAAAACAAGAAATGACCCAAATTCCAGAATAAGACAAGCTAGACGCAGGTGGAAGTGTTAAATGCCATTGACTAAAGGTAAAAGCCGTAAAGTAATAAGTAAAAATATAAGGCAGTTAAAAAAAGAAGGCAGGCCACTAAAGCAAGCTGTAGCTATTGT